CAGCGCGGTGCTGGAGGTGTAATGCACCAGGGCCGCCGGGTTGAAATTTACCGGCGTGCCGTCGAAGTGGTTGGTTGCGCTGCCAACCTCCGCGTACACGTGGTCGATGGCGAACGGCGATGCCTGCAAGTAGTCGAACGACCGCCGCACCTCCTTAAGCGCAGGCAGGTAGCCATGCCGCCATCCGCGCAGGCGGTTGATGCCGGTGCTGTCAAGGGCGAACTGCGTGCGGGCCTGGCTGAAGGCGCCAATCTGCGATGCACCGCTGTTGTAGTTGTAGCCCGAGAAGGTATCCTCGTACCAGTGCAACGCCCATGCGTCAAAGACAAAGCCGGATGTGAGGTCGGTGTCGAAGGTCGGCTTCCAAAACAGCCGCAGCCCGAACGCAAGGCACACCTCCTCAAGCACCTCGTAGCAACTCCAGTATTCCGCAGGTTCGGCCTCCGCGTCTTTGAACGTGGCGAAGTTCAGCTGAGTGCGCAGGAACGAAATCCACGTGCTGTTGGATGGGCGGAAGCATTCGAGGTCGTCGATGATGCGGAACCGCTCGGTGTCCGCCGTAATCGACCACGTGCGCAGCGCGTTGATGGCGTTGGTGAGATGGCCCGTTACAAGCGCGTAGCCCGTGCCTTCGGGCGATTGGAGGTAATCGACGTTGCGCAGGTTCGCGAGGTCGTCGGTCGCCAGGATTTCCACCTGCTGCGGGTACGCCTCGTCGATGACGTCAATGAACTCCGGCAGGATGATGCCGCGCCAGTACAGCAGGCCGTTGCTGATGGTGCTGCCGCCGGTGCGGATTTCGAGGAAGTAGCGCCCCTCGTAGGCGGCGGCGAGGTTGAAAAGCAGGGCGGCGTCGTTGTTGTTCTGCAGGATCATCGGCAGCGTCACCGTGCTCGGGATGATGGGGCTGAACCTGTCGTCCCCCTCGAAGTCCAAGCGAAAACCGTAGTCGCCCAACACGAACTCGAACGGCGATGTGCCGCCGTAGTCCTGGTCAAAGATGTTGACGGTGAACAGCGTGTTTTGGAGGTCGCGGAACTGCGACGTGTAGCGGATGGCCATTACCTGTATCTGTTTGCGTCGCGCCCGGTGCGCTGGTTGGAAATTAGGATGTCACGCCCGCTGATGCGCCCGCTGACTACGACGTTGCCGCCCGCCCCACCGATGAGCGACCGCAACTTATCAAGCGGCGCAATGACCTCAGGGTTGGTGCGCGCGCCGGGGTACTCGCCCACAAGGCCCATCGTGGGGCCACTGACGATGCCGCCGTCCGCAAAACCGGTAATGCTGCCGAACACCTCGCGCATGAGCGCCATGCCCGCCGTGATGAGCGCAGGGAGCACGATGGCTGCACCCGGCCCGGCCGCGGTGGACGTCTGCGCTGCCGCCTGAATGGCAAGCGCCGTGGCTGCGTTGAACGCCGCGTCAACGGCCGACGATGCAAAGGCACGCATGGCCTCCTTGCCTTCCTCGGATCCCGTCAAGATTTGCCCGAACGCGGCGCCGAACTGCGCGCCAAGTTGCTGCGCGGTGGCGGCGATGTCCGCAATAATTTGTTTCAGGTTTTCCCCCCACTGCTGCTGCGCGGCCTTAATCTTGAGGAACTTGTCGAACATGACTTGGTCAAAGTCGAGGTCATCGACCACGTCGTCAATCATTTCGATTTCGTCCAGCACGATGTTGTCCGCAAGGCCCGCCTGCCATTCGGCGATGCGCTGGCTTTCCGTTTGCAAGTCGGCCAGCACCTCATCCATGGTGGTGCCGAACTCGCCCGCTGCCGCTGTGATAGCTCCGGCGTTCTGCGCCCTGCCATCCCCGCCGCCGGTGGTGGGCGTGTTGACCTTGCCGATTTTCAGCGGCTGCTTGAGCGCGGAGCCAAGGCCGTTCATGCTGTCCGCTGACTCCTTCGCCCCCGTCTTGATGCTGTCAAAGAACGCGTTGACGTCGTCTTGAATGCCGCCAAGCCAGCCCTCGATGCTGCTGTCAATGCCAAGGGCGTTGAGCACGAGGTCGACGCCGTGTGCAATCTTGCGGAGCGCACCGATGATGGTGTTGGTAATTAACTGCCACATGCTTGCAGCCACGTCCACAAGGCCGGAAAGGAACTTGCGCCAGTCGCCCTTGAACAGCGCGGTGAACGTCGCGAGGATGCCCTCGATGACATTGAACGCGCTTCCCAAGATTTGCATGACAACGTCCATGCTTACGGCAATCGTCTGCATAATGGCCCCGCCGAACCTATCCCAAAAGGCCTGAAGAAATCCAATCGCCGCAGCCCACAGCGCCTTCACTGCTTCCATGCCCTGTTCAAAAGCCCCCCTCAAATCCTCAAGCACCGCACTGCCATCGCCGGTGCCGAAGTAGGCAACAATCTGATCCCAATTCGCGATGATGAGCGCAACCGCCGCAGCCACCGCAAGGGCGATAGCCGTCACGGGGTTGGTAAGCATCGCCGCGTTCATCGCCCCAATGGCTTTGGTGGCAATCGCCGCCGCGCCCTGCATAGCGGTTACCGCTTTAGATGCGTAGCCGAATGCTAAGATTGCCGGGCCGATTGCCGCGACCACGCCGCCTACCACAATGATGATGCGCTTGGTGCGCGCGTCAAGGTCGCTGAACCTTTCCGCAAGTTCGGTCACCCGCTCGATGATGCCAGTGACCATCGGCAGCAACTGCACACCAAGCGATGCGGCCGCAAGCTTCAGCGCATCCATAGCGGTGCTGAACTTGCCCATTGCCGTCTGGCTCAAATTGTACATGGCGTTGAACGCGAACCCGCCCTCCTCGCTCATGCTGGCAAGCGTCTCGTTGAACATCTCCACACTGACGGCGCCGCCTCCCAACTGCGAAGGCAGCAGGCCGGTAGCCTCCGACAGCATGGTGAAAATGGGGATGCCGCGCTCGGCCAGTTGGTTCAGGTTTTCCAACTCAACCTTGCCCTTGGCTTGAACCTTTGCGAAGATCCCGGCCATCTCGTCAATCGGCACACCCGCAGCCGCGGCGATGTCGCCGAGAAACTGCAACTGTCCGTTGACTTGGTCGATGTCGGTACCGGCCGCAAGCAACTGCCGCGCCGCCGATGCGATGCCCTCGATTTCGTAGGGCGTCTCGGCTGCGAACTTGTTCAACTGGTCAACCATCTGACCGGCTTGCTCCGCGCCGCCCGTGAGCGACACGAACTGCACTTGCATCGTCTGCAAATCCATGGCCGCCTTCACCGCCGCAGCACCAAGGCCAACCACAGGCAGCGTCAATGCCATGGACACGTTCTTGCCCAAGTCCGTGACGTTGTCGGCGGTGGATTTGATGTTGCGCTGGAGCTTGCCTAACTCCGTGTTGAACTGCCGCGTATCCGCGCCAATTTTGACTATGAGGTCGCCGAGTTTAGCCATGGCTCATTTTAGCAATTTGCCGCAAGATACCACGCCCATCGACGGGCACTTTGGCCTTGCGTTCCCATTCAAATTCTGCCAGGTCTTGCGGCTTAAGGCGGCGCTTGGTATGCGGATTGAGCAGCAGGCAGGCGAGCCACCGGGTGCGCTCCCATTCGGCACGCTGGCGCAGTTCCTCAATCTCGTGCAGCCCGCGCATCGCGTTGCCGAACTCGGCGAACGTCATGCCGTAAAGCGACGAAGGGGTCAGGCCAAGCTGGCCCAACCCCATCGCCTCGATTTCATCCCAACTCAGCGCTTTGTCGCGGCGCTTTTTTTTTGGCCGCTTGCAGTGCCAAGCAGCGCGGCAATCGCCTCGCTGATGGCCTGCACATCCTGCACGGTGACAAGGTCGAGGAACTCGTCCACTGTCAAATCGAACTTCATGCCCGCCGCCTTGCAGCCGCTTTCGATGAAGTAGTACGCCATCTCAGGGATGCGCGTGATGTCATCGGCATCCACTCCGGTGACCTTCACGCCCGTCGCTTGTTCGAACTTCCGCCACGCGCCCATAGATGCGCGCAGCGGGTAGGTAACGCCGTTGATTTGGATGTCCATTAAACGATGGCCTCACGTACAACTGCGCCCGTCAAATCCATGGTCAGCGACCACGTGACGTTGTCCTCAAATCCGGCGCTCTGCTCCATCGAAGTGATGTAGCCCGCAACATCAAACTCCTCGTCGCCTACGTTTGGGGTGGAGCCGCTGCCGACGTTCGTAAACACGGCAAATACCTTTGTCCCTGCGATTTGGTAATCAACAAGAGCATTGAACGAATTGGCTGCATCTTCGGCGAAGTAACCGCTCACGCTGATGCTGGCCGACTTCAGAGCGGGCAGGATTTCGCGCCATCCGGCGGAGGTCTTCGTGGTGATGTCCCGCACGTCGGTGGTGAGGGAGATGCTGCACTCGGTCACGTTGGCCACCACGGTGTGGGTGCCATCGGTGGTGCCGGTGAAAAAGCGAACGCTGGATGCGTTCAGGATGCCAGTGGTCTGTGCCATTATTCTTCGATGATTTCAGATGGGGGTTCGGGAGCGGGTGCCGGGGCGGCCTTTGCCTTGCTCGCTTTGGGAACGGGCGGGTGCGCGGGATCCTCCGGGTGCGGGTCGATGTAGCCCTCCGCAATCAGTTTGCGGTAGAACTTCATTGACACTTCTACGGTGGTCGATGCCGGCCAATTGTAGCCGTAATCGTTCAGGGGCTTTTTGAGCGTGACTACCATGTCGCTAATGTACGCAAGTTCAACTACCTCCCCTGCCCGCGGTACGCCTTGCGGTAATTCCGCGCGCCCTTCTTGCTGCTCGTCCGCGTCTTGGCATGCACGCCCGGCCGGGTCACATCGCGCTCGATGCGCGTCACTGTCTTCTGCACTTTTGCCATCAGAATAGAGTTAATGCGATTAGCAAATCAGCCACGGTCACAATGCCGTCCGCATTCAGGTCGGCCGTCCTTGAGTACGGCGGCGGCGTTCCGTTTAGGAACGACAGAATTTCAAGGATTAACGCCATCTCCAAACCATCCAAGTGATTGCATGTACGCCTCGTCGCGCACCGTCGTAGTGGACGGCACGATGTCCCCGAAGCGGAACTCCTTGTTTGCGAAGATGTACGCCTGCAACGTCAGCCGCTCGGTGTCCGTCAGTTCAGGAAACAAGGACACCAACCGCTCCAACGTCGCAAGCGGATGCACGGGGATGACGTAGGCCAAGTCCACCACCAGTGCGTACTGCACGCCGTCGGGATGCGCGATGACCCCGAACACGTTGCCCTCGCTTTGGTACGGCTGCTGCACCGCCACGGGCGTGGTGATGCAGTACAGTTCCCTTGAGATAGCCGCCGCCCGTTGCGCGCTGTTTAGCGGGGTTTGTGGTAAGACGATGATGTAGCCCATTAGTAGATGGAATAGTAGTCGTTGATGTTCGCGCGAATGCCGTCGTGGGTAGCCTCAGAATTAACCGTTGTCCAAATAACGACCTCCTGCTGATTGTCCAAACGCCGATTTCCCTGAAGCGTGCTGTGCGCGTAATAGGTAGATATTGTGTTAGTATATCCAGTTGCGTTAAAATCAAATATTGAATTTGCCCCATCCGCCACACCTGCCACAAGCGACTGCCTATTTGTCGCGCCCTTTGATGCCATTTGCACATTGTGCATTCGCATTCGACCGTCTGCCGTGTCCGAAATTCCGGTGTCGGCGTTGCCGTAAAGGAAGCTGTCATATGACCCAAACCTGCTTACGATGTAAATAGAACGGAACGTGATAGATGACGTCATAGCCATGTATCTGTCGCCACTTGTTGCGCTTTCAAATTGAATTGTGGGTAGGCCGTTTTCAAGGGTCACCCCCGTGCTGCTATCGTAAATTTTACCCTGCAACGATGTAGTGCTTTGCGTCGCGTCGTTCGCGTTCCCGCTTTGGTCGTACCACGTTTTGACGAACCCATTCGTCCCTGTACAGAAGGACGTCAGCGCGGACGTGTTAAGGTCTCCATCATATTTAGCATAAATATCTTGTTCGGTGTTATCCGAAGCTCTTCTAACTCTTAACAATGGGCCAGTATAAGCACTATTCAATGCTCTAACTGAGTATGCAGCAGCTGCTGATGGATATGTATCTAATAACGCAGTTTGACTACCATCCCAGTACATATTAAAATGTTCGTTGATGTTAGATTCAATACCTGTACGGTTGGCGGATTGGTCGGACGGCCAAAAAACCAACTCTTGCAAGTAGCCCACAAATGGAACGCCGCTTGGAAATGAACCGGATGACCCTATTTGCATATCAAAATTAGCATTTGACGCACTGACGGATGTTGTAGAAGCATTTGAACCATACAGCGCGCTGCCGTTTACTGCACTTTGCGTGCGCAGCGCAGCGGTAGCATTGTCCGCATCAAATTGCGCAAACCACAAATTTTGAGTATTTGCAACAATTTTGTCGTTAGTTATGTCCAACGATACAAAAGTCGACCCGCTCGTTACAGTGAAACCAGTTCCGTTGTTTCTGCTCAAACTGCTTCTATCGTCCCAAAAAGCTTCAATTCCCCTGTTGGCAGTGCTGCTTTGGTTGTTGCCGAACACTTGGTAAGCAACATTAGGGTTTGCAATTTTTCCCGGTTGAAAGACCATTGAAAACGCTGCGTTGCTGCCGTTGTGGAAGTTGTTGAAAGTCGTCGTTGAACTCGTTACGACCAACAAATCGAGGTCAAAGTCAATTGCTGGCAACAAGTTTTTCAAAACCACTCCCGTGCTGCTGTCGTATATCTTCGGTTGATTTGCCGTCGTGGTCTGCGTGGCGTTCTTTGCGTTGCCGCGTTGGTCGTACCACGCCCGCACGAACCCGTTTGTCCCGGTACAGAAGGACGTCAGCGCC